AAAAGGAAAGGCTAAAAAGAACAATGGTCCTAAAGACAAACCTACTAAACCTTATAACAGACAAGGCAGATGCTAATAAACGAAATTAAATCAAATCCTAATAATCCTAGAATTATTAAGGACCATAAGTTTAAACAACTTGTAAAGTCTATTCAGGATTTCCCCCAAATGCTAGAACTTAGACCTATTGTTATTGATGAACATAATATGGTCCTTGGTGGCAATATGAGGCTTAAGGCTTGTCTTGAAGCTGGGTTAACAGATGTTCCAGTAATACACGCAAATAATCTAAGCGAAGAAAAAAAGAAAGAATTTATTGTAAAAGATAATGTAGGATATGGCGAATGGGATTGGGATGACCTAGCAAATAATTGGGATGTAGAACAATTAACTGATTGGGGATTGGATATACCAAACTTTGAATTAGGAAAAATTGAAGCCGAAGATGATGACTTTGATATGCCTGATGAAGTTAAAACTGATATTATATTAGGAGATTTCTTTTTAATTGGTCCACATAAATTACTTTGTGGTTCTTCTACTGAAATAGATAATTGGGCTAAAATAATGGAAGATAAACTTGCAGATTTAGTTGTTACAGACCCCCCATATAATGTTGCTTATGTTGGTAAAACAAAAGATGCATTAACCATTGAAAATGATAAAATGAGTGATGAACAATTTTATAAATTTTTATTAGACTTTTACACTGCTCTTGCAGCTTATACAAGGGGGGGGGGGGGGTGGTACGTTTGGCACGCTGATAGCGAAGGTGCAAACTTTAGAAGGGCAATGAATGAAGCTGGTATAATGGTAAAACAATGTTTGATATGGGTAAAAAATTCAATGGTAATGGGTAGGCAAGACTATCAATGGAAACACGAGCCTTGTTTATATGGCTGGAAAGAAGGTGCTGCTCATAGTTGGTATTCAGATAGAAAACAAACTACAATATTAGAATTTAATCGACCTAATAGAAATGCAGAACATCCTACAATGAAACCTATTGAATTAATATCTTATCAAATAAATAATAGTTCAAAACAAGGCGATATTGTGGCAGATGCTTTTTTGGGTTCAGGTACAACAATGATAGCATCTCATCAAACTAATAGAGTTTGTTATGGTATGGAACTTGACCCAAAATATTGCCAAGTTATTGTAGATAGAATGCGTAAACTAGACCCTACATTGGAAATCAAGAAGAATGGGGTAACTTTGCCTTAACAGGCTAAAATCAGGCGATATGGCAATACCAAATCAAGAAATAGGGCAATTTAAGAAAGGGGAATCAGGCAACCCAGCAGGGCGACCTAAGGGCGTTCCAAATAGCAAAACTCGTTTACTAAGATTATTAGAATTAGTCCAAGTAAAGACTAACCCAATTACTGGTGAGAAAGAAGAATTTACTGTTGCAGAGCAATTAGATATGATGGTACTACAAAAGGCATTTAAAGGCGATTTAAGGGCTTATCAAGAGATTCTTGATAGACTAGAAGGTAGAGCCAAGCAAACTAACGAAATAGAACTATCAGGAGGACTAAATGTTATTTGGGATGAAAAGAAAACTTACGTCGAAAACAAAGGAAGCCTATAATGGAATTATCCATAAAGCAAACAATTGCCCTTGACCTATTAGAAGATAAAACTACAAACGAGATTCTATTTGGAGGAGGAGCAGGTGGTGGCAAAACGGCTCTTGGTTGCTATTGGCAACTTAAACAAAGATTAAAATATCCTAATACAAGAGGACTAATTGGGAGAGCCGTGCTAAAAACTCTAAAAGAAACTACCTTAGTATCTTTCTTTCAGATAGCTAAAATGCAAAGACTTGAAGCTGGGAAACATTACAAATTTAATGGGCAATCAAGTCAAATTGAGTTTTCTAATGGTTCTACTATCCTACTTAAAGACCTTTACTCATATCCTTCAGACCCTAACTTTGATGAATTAGGTTCATTGGAGATTACCGATGCTTTTATAGATGAGGCTAACCAAGTAGATGATAAGGCTAGAAACATTATTAAATCAAGGATAAGATTTCAGTTGGACCAAAACGATTTAGTACCTAAGATTCTTTACACTTGTAACCCAGCAAAGAATTGGGCTTACTCTGAATTCTACAAACCTGAACAAGACGGAACAATATCAAAAAATAAAAGATTTATTGCTTCGTTAATAGATGATAACCCATATATATCCAAGCACTATAAAGAAAACCTTTTAACTTTAGATAAGGTTAGCAAAGAAAGATTACTCTTTGGTAACTGGGAATATTCCTCTGACCCTGCACAATTAATAGACTATGAAAAAATACTTGATGCATTTACCAATGCTTTTGTTATTAGCGGCAATCCTTATATTACTTGCGATGTGGCACGTTTTGGCTCTGATAGTACTGTCATTGGGATATGGAGTGGACTTCGTGTTAAATTATATCAATTCAATGGTAAATCGGTTGTTGAAGTTGCTGAACTTATAAAGAACTTTGCATTAGAGCATAAAGTTCCTTATTCTAACATTTGCATAGATGAGGATGGTGTCGGAGGTGGATGCGTTGACCTTATTAGGGGTTGCAAAGGATTCGTGAACAATTCAAGAGCATTAGACAATCCAATAACAAGAGCAAAAGAGAATTACGATAACCTTAAATCACAATGCTATTACAAACTAGCAGAATTGATAAATGATAGCAAATTGTATATCAATGCAGACGGAAAGCAAAAGCAAATGATAATAGAAGAACTTGAACAAGTAAAGCAGAAATATGTTGACAATGATGGAAGTAAAGGAATAATACCAAAGGATAAAGTTAAAGCAGCGATAGGTCGTTCCCCAGACTTTTCGGATTGTTTAGCTATGAGAATGTATTTTGAATTTACTCCAAAATTTGTTGTCTCTGTATTTTAGTATAAAATAACTAACTTTGACTAAATATTAATAATATGGCTATTTGGGATTTCTTATCCAAGAAAAAGATTACTGCCTCAAAACCTTTGCAATCCGTATTACCGATGACTGGTCCTTTAGGTTCTACAGTTTCAATAAATAGAGGGATTGTAACTTGGCAAGGAGCAGATGCTCAATCTTTTGTTAACGATGGTTATTGTGCAAATGATATAGTTTATTCAATTGTAAAACTAATTACTGATAAAGCAAAACTTGCTCCTTTTAGTGTTTTTAAGGTTATCAATGAACCTGCTGCTAAAAAGTATAAGGCTTTGATGAGCCAACCTGAAAAGATTAAGAATTGGAAAGATGTTCTAGAATTAAGAACTAAAGCATTTGAAGAATATACTGGCGATTCAAGATTAAACGAATTACTTAAGCATCCTAATGATGAAGATTCTTGGGCTGATGTAGTAGAGCAATGGTGTGCGTTTAAATTAGTTACTGGTAACTCTTTCGTATATGGTCGTTTAATTGAAGGTGGTGCAAATATGGGTAAGCCTTTGTCTATTAATGTTCTTCCTGCTCAATATATGGCTATTATAGCAAACGTAGAAGTATTTCCTCCTGTGGTTGCTGGTTATCAACTTTACTTTGGTAAGTTATGGTCGTTCAAGAGAGAAGAAATATTACACGATAAATATTTTAACCCACAATGGAATATTACAGGTAATCAACTTTATGGACAATCACCATTAAAGGCTGCATCTAGAACTTTAACTAGAAGTAACGAAGCAAAAACTGCTGCCGTATCAGCTTTCCAAAATGGTGGACCAGCTGGAGTGTTATTTATGAACGATGATAGATTTGACCCAATAAGTGGAAGCGAACAAGCTGCTGCATTAAAAAGGTCAGTAAGCGAGAAAGCAGGTTCTTCTAACTTTAATCAAATTGCAGTATCAGGTTATAAAGTAGATTGGAAAGAAATAGGTTTAAGTCCTGTTGAATTAGGCATCTTAGAATCAGAGAAATGGGATATGGTTTCGTTATGTAATGTTTACGGAGTACCTAGTCAATTGATGAACGATTCAATGAATAAGACTTATAACAATCAATTAGAAGGAGAAAAGGCATTGACTTTGCGTTGTGCTATTCCTTTACTTAATGAGATAAGAGATGATTTTAACAAAAAACTACATACAGATTGGGGATATGCAAATCAACAAGATGTATTTATTGATTATGATTTAACTGTTTACCAAGAACTTGAAGCTAATAAAGTTATGCAAGTTGATTGGTTAGATAAGGCTTGGTGGTTAACTCCTATTCAAAAGTATGAGGAAATGGGCATTCACGTTCCAGATGAATTAAGAGAAGAACTAAGTAAAATATATATACCTAGCAATCTTCAGCCACTTGATACTTACCAACCAATTCAATTACCTAAAAATATAGATGACTTATTAAATACTAAATAATGAAAAATATAAAAGAGTTCGAGAATCAAATCCAAGAGTTAGAAAAACAATTTAAGACAAAAGCATTTAGCGATGTAGAAATGTCTATGACCGAAACTCCTATTATGGGAGTAGAACCAGTAGAAAACGAACCAATGGAAAATACTCCAATGGATAACTTTGTTGACTTAGTTTATTGTTTAAAGCAATCTAACGAACAAGCTATTGTTTTCCATCATCAAACAACTTCATTCTCTTGCCATAAAGCAATGGATAATTATTATTCATCTATCGTAGGATTGATTGATGGTTTAGTAGAAAGTGTAAGCGGCATTTATGGTAGACCAATGGGATATGAATTAGTTAACCCAGTTGATTATCAAAGCGTTGAACAAGTACAAGCATACTTCCAAGCATTATATGTAGAGGTTCAAGCTGAAAGAATGGTAACATTCCAAGAATCTTGGATACAAAATCAAATTGACGGAATCGCAGAATTAATAGCTGAAACATTATACCTTTTAACTTTAAAATAATGGCAAACGTAAATAAATTCCTTAGTCTTTTAGATACTTTAAAAAGTGAAATAGAAGGTAAAAAAACCACAGGTAAAAATACAAGTGGAATAGGACACGCTAATTCTTTAATTAGTGCTGGTAAAGTAATAACTCCTTCATCTTGGAATGCTCCATCTGCTAGTGAGGAAAATGCCTACATAGAAAAGAACGGAATGGCAGCTTTTGGAAAATGGCATTTAGGAATAGATGCAAATGCAGACCCAAAAACAAAAGAACATTGGCATTATATTTTTACAAGTGATTTTAAGAATGTAGATAGAGCAGGACTTATTGCTATTCGCCAAAGAGCAGGTCAGCAAAAGCAAACCGATGTATTTGAAGCGGCTGGAAAAATGATAGATAATATCGACAAATAATGATTTGGAGTCAATATAAAACTCTCTACAATAACGCACTTAAACAGTATTCGCCTAAGTTCAAAGAAGAACTACAAAAACAGGTTAATACTTTTTGTCGTACCCAAGACTTCTCTGCAATATCCTCTAAAAGCCTAGAAACGACCATTAAGAAGCTCCATTTGGCTTTGGGAAATAGAATGGCAGCAATAGCATACAAAGACGTTAAAAAAGGCTCTAAAGCGTTTTATACTACCATAGAGACTAAAAGCAGTCAAACCGATATTTGGTCTTATACTATTCTAAAGATGCTAGAAGTTGACGGATTAAGCACTTTAGCACAAAATATTACCGATACTACAAAGAATCAAATTGATTACTATATTCAAAAGTCATTAGCCGAAGGAACTCCTTTAAATGAAACTATTGACAATCTTAAGAAAGCTGGAATAACTGATTATCGTGCCGAACTTATCGCAAGAACGGAAACTGCAAGAGCAGCTAACTTAGGCTCACAAATAGGTGCAATAAGCACAGGATTAGTTACAATGAAAGAATGGATTTCTGCTCAAGATAGCAGAACAAGACGTGAACCAAGAGACCACACAGACCATTTAGTTATGGATGGAGTAAAAATACCAATGGAAAAACAATTTAAAGTTCCTAATGATAGAACAGGATTAGGTTATGAATTAATGGACCATCCAGCTGATTCAAAAGCGAGTGCTGCTAATGTTTGCAATTGCAGATGTACTATGGGTTACGAAGCAGTAAGAGGAAATGATGGTAAACTAAAAACATATACAGATAATCCTCCTGTTGGTCGTGTAGGTGTGATTTGGGGAATAATAAATAATGTTATAGGAATGACAATAGGTAACTTAATCGGAGAGGCTTTACAATAATAAAAAAAATATAATAACTTTGTCAAAGATGAAACAATTTCAATCAAAAGATATAGCGAATGGCATAATGGATGTTGACACTTCAACAAGAAGGGTTAAAGCCGTTTGGTCAAGAATGAATAACATCGATTTAGATGGAGATATTATTGTTCCTGAAGCGTTTACTAAAACTCTTATGGAAAGAGGTCCAGCAGGAAAAAATCTTATCTATGCTTTAGTGGACCACCAAGCCGATATGAATAATGTAATCGGTAAACCTGAAGAAATCTATGTTGAAGGAGATATGCTAGTCGCAATCACTCCAATAGTAGAAACCCAAAAGGGAACTGATATGCTAAAACTTTATGATGCTGGTTTAATTAACCAACATTCAATAGGGTTCAGCACTATCAAGTCTAATATGGGACAAGATGAAAAAAAGGATATTAGATACATCACAGAATTGAAACTTTACGAAGGTTCAGCAGTTCTATGGGGTGCTAATCCAGAAACTCCAACTTTAAGTGTTAAATCACAAACAAAGGAGGATTTAAACTCAAGGCTAGAAAAACTATTAAAGTCATTTAGGAACGGAAAGTTTACTGACGAGACTTTTGCTTTAATGGAAATTCAAATAAAAAAAATC